TTTATTAAGCGTGAGATCATGCCACATTTTGAGTATGGCACTTTCATAGATGGCGAAGGTCTCTGGAAAGGTGAACTAGAGCAAACCAAGATTTTTTATCTTGAGTGTGCTGACTCTGAGGTTGATGAGCACATGCTGAGTTTGAACTGCATCGCTGCGGCGTATAAGAAACAGTTCAGGCAAGACAGTGTTCTAATCTCTCAAGTCCAAACCAACAACGCTTTTATTTAATGAGCACATCAACTGCAATCCGCTACTGGACACCAACCGACTCCCGTAATGGGAGGCGTATTACGTTCAACACTTATGCTAAGGCGTTGGACATGCTGGCATTTTATCAAGGTGCTGGTATCAGGTGTGAACTCATCGCTCCTGGATTCTAACATGACTAGTAAGCAACTAATCAAACTCGCTAAGTCTTTGGGTTGGGTGCTTGCCCGTCATGGTAGCAAGCATCAAATTTTCTCTCATGAGAATTCTCTCAAGCGTGTGACTATACCATATCACACCCGTGACCATGTTGGGACATTGATCCGTAAACAGTTACAGAGTGTAACGCTCGCTTGATTCATCAACCCACATCCTCTATAATTAGAGCATGAACAAATCCATTTTCTTAACTAACGCCGCTGCTCGCCGTGACCCCGCAGTTATCGCAGCAATGGCATCAATTCTGAAACAGATGACCGATGAGCATGACCGCCACGTTTCAGGCATAGCACCTGAAACAGTTGAAGTCAGTCCAGTCAATTTCTTACAAGACGTGTTAGATGACTTGGGCGATCCACGATTCTAACACACCATTTGACACCCTGTCCGAAATGACAGGGTTTTTTTGTGGGTGCGGTGCGTGGGGGGTCGCCGTGCGAAAAAAGTACCGTCTTTCTAACCTACAAACGTTTCCCAACGAGCGATAAATATTATTTGCAAAATGAAAAATTCTGTGCTAGAATTTAGAAAAATTTTTCCTGGTAAAAAATGACTGAAAAACCCGACATAAACATTGCCGATCCTGATGGAGGTATTAATACGCCCGAAGGATACAAAGAAGCGAATGATACCCACGCCCAATTAATGAACGACCCTAAGTATGCCGTCCACGTGCATGAGAGTCAACTCAAGCGTATCGTTGAATTAATTGAAGAAGTATCTCAAAGACTGGTTGCATTAGAGGATAAGTTCATAGACTTGGAACTCTCTGTAAGATTCAAAGAAACTAAACTAGATGATGGTCCGCCCGAACCACCCACAATATCTGTATAATGGAACGTGAAACATACAAAGAAATCCTTGATAACTTTGAGCAATTCTGTGATGAGTTTGAAGGTGCAGCCGCTAAAAGATACTCAGGAGTAGATGATGCAAGTAGAGAACCAGTTAGTAATGAATCAATTGAAAGAATCACTCCAGCAGTTGTCCGAGAGGTTGACGGAGTTGGAGAGGAGGACTTCCGATCTAGAACACCCACAATTGATGTACCGTCCACCGAAGTCAGCTGAGTACGTTACCATCGCAGAGACCCTTGACCATCTACATAATACAGTAGAGAAGTTAAATGGCAGTACCATTCATTAACATACTAGCACCGTCAATGGGAGGTATTGGTCCTGTTGAACTTGCTGATATACCAAAGTTAAGTAGATTGGACAATGGTGTACCATTTTATGCTGGAAGATTTTATCCGAAGAAGACTGATGATGCATGGCTTAATGGTTTAGACTTTGGATTAATTTCCAAGACACCTCCTTGGTTGACGTGGGATGAGATAAAAGAAGATACAAGTATATGGATGGTATCTGGTGGTGAAGGTGAAACAATCCTTAGTACCAATACTAGTATTATGAGAATTGATGTATGGCCTCGTGAACCAGATCCAACTGATCCAGCAACTTTACCGTTCTGGGAGAATACTCTCTATGATACTCATAGACAGAATGAAGGTTGGGGTCATGCACAGTTATTCAACGATAGTATTAGATCTAGTATAGATCCTGGTGTAACCATTACACAAAATGCATTAGGATCTAATTTAGTAACATTAGGTGCTGTAGGTATATCAACAGTCAAGGGTATGTTTACTGAGTATGCCTTCTATGATCAAGAATTGATTTATATGAATCGTCAAGATCTAGGACAACCTGAGATGGTGGTTCCAGAAGGTAAAGACCCTGAGACATATACAGAGGTCTATAGGGTAAGAGCAGATGGTTATTGGAAATTGGAAGATGCTGATTTAACTGGTGAAGGAACATTTGAGTTACCTACTAATGATGTAGGGTATCCACCATTACCATACAAGTATATGGATATTACCATAGATCCAACGTATGCTGATTATAGTGATTGGGTAAATGATGATCATAATGTATTAGGGGTAATTAAGAATAACGAACAAGTGAATGTGTATCTCAATAAGAATTGGGATGAAATGACTAAGTGGACAATGGATGATACAGGAAGTAATGTTGTCATAGGAGGATCTAAAGCTCCTATGGGTCAAGTATTGCAATTGGTTCCTTCTAAGATAGATACAGTTGTTTTTACCATTAAAGTTGCAGTTGAGACTTTAGTATTAAATTCTGTAGGATTTTCAGTAACAGATTTGGGTGGTATGGCAGATTATGCCAAAGCGAATTTTGCAGATAATGCTTTAAGTAATATTTGGTATTTTTATCTACCTGTAAAACTTAATGCATCAATGTTTGTGAAACGTAAAGAGTTACTACTAAATAGACAAGGTATAAGAAAGCGTGATAACCCTACAGCAGTGGCAATCTAATGGCAGGAATAGCAGTTGGTCTGAATAACGTTAAGAACTGGGTAGGACTCGGTGTACCATTGTCACCTCATGATGTACACCTAGGTCCAATGCCCAAGAGTGGTTGGAATAGGGGATTCAGTCAAGATGTTATCATTAATGGTAGATATACTCACAGGTTTGGGGATGAGTTTATAGGACATTTTATGCTTCCCATATTTGTGAATACTTACCATGAAGATAAGTTGACGGGTGGATGTGTTCCCAATATCTTAGTGAATGGTCAGCCAATTGCCACGCAATATGGGGTTACGTCTCACGGATCTGTCATCTTGATTGGCAGTCATTCTGTGCATATTGGCGGAAATGTGGTATAATTATAGAAGTTGATATAATACTATGGCAATTATGGGTGGGGAAAACTATGTACCCGCAAAACCAAAGACTACTCGTCAAGGCTGTTCAAAGAATACTAAGTTAAGTGCTACTTCCCGTAATAGAGCGAAGAAGAGGTATCGTGGTCAGGGTAAATAAATAATATATGTACTTTGAACACCAAAACGCCGAGGACTCCGACAATGAATGAGGATTTTTATGAAAGTGGGACAGATGGTCCCTTTAGTCCTTTCAGTGCTAATCTAGATGTTAGATTCGCTTTAGAGAAGGACGAGGGGGAAAAAACCAAAGAAAAGGAAAGGCTTGAGAAAGCCTTGTCATCTGGAGAATTAATGACAGAAAGCGATTCTGATTTAATACTTCCAAGATATGCAAAGCGTGATAGAAACAAACCTAAAGAAGAGCTGCATCCCCCTAATGACATATCAAGCACTACCTAGTTGTTTAAAGATAAAAGATAGTCCTGTCGCAGGACAGGGAATCTTTGCTACAGAGGATATACCAGATACCATTTATCTTGGCATATCCCACGTAGTAGTGGATGATAAGATTATGAGAACTCCTTTAGGAGGTTTTGTAAATCATAGTGATGATCCTAACTGTGTGAAAGGGTATGAAGACCAAGGCTGGGGTAAGATCTATCATATGACAACAATTAGACCTATTAAGAAGGGAGAAGAGTTGTTTTTGAAATATACTTTTTATCAAGTCACATAAAAGTCGCTAAATATAACTGACTTCGTATATTGTCAGCAAATGGCGGCCAAGTTGTCCTTTAAGGACATTAATATTACATTTAAGAAGCATCCCGTTACTAATGACTTAGTTGTTAGTAGGGATGCTTCTGCTATTAAACAAGCTATTGTAAATTTGCTATTGACAAATAAAGGTGAACGATTGATGAATCCTGAATATGGATCTGATATACGAGAATATTTGTTTGAACCATTAGATTATGGTACATGTGCTGAACTAGAGCAATCTATTACATATTGTATCAATGAATATGAACCAAGAATCACAATTGAAACTTTAGATTGCGAACCAAACTTTGATGATAATGGATTTGATGTTCAAATGACATATTCAATTAGAGGGTCAAACGAACCACCAACTGCTGTAGACTTCTTCCTTGCAAGGACGAGATAATGCCATATACCCAATTAAACAATTTAGACTTCGCTAATATAAAGACTGCTCTCAAAGATTACATGAGAGCACAGACAGACTTCACTGACTATGACTTTGAAGGATCTGCTATTAGTAACATGCTTGACGTATTGGCATATAATACGTACTACACGGCGTTCAATACCAATATGGTAGTGAATGAACTGTTCCTTGATTCCTCTACGCTCAGGGACAATGTGGTGGCACTGGCCAAGCAACTGGGTTATACTCCCAAGTCTATTACAGCACCAAAGGCAATAGTTGATCTAGATTTGACATTCACTGGTACTGCACCACAAAATGTTACATTTAAAGCAGGAAGTGGATTTGTAACTAATTTTGATGATTCCTTATATCGGTTTATTCTTAAGGATGATTATAAAACAGTAGTTAATAACAATGTTGCTTCTTTTGAAGATCTACCAATATATGAAGGATCACTAGTTACAACAAGAACTGTTATTGATACTGCTCTTAGTGATCAAAGATTTATTATTGAAAATTCCTCTGCTGATACAAATACGATTAGAGTAGCAGTATATTCAACTACTAGCAATACAATATATGATACTTACACAGCAGCCAATAATATACTAGATGTTGGTACTGATGACAAAGTATATTTTATTAATGAATCAGAAGATGAAAAATATGAGATCTTCTTTGGTGATGGTATTTTAGGAAGAAAACTTGAAGATGGTGAAATTGTTGAAATAAGTTATATCATTACTAATGGTGATTCTACTAATGGAGCAAAGAATTTTACTTTCAATGGTGTATTACATGATGATAATGGTATTACAATTCAACAACCATTTAATAATTCAGTTTTAACTACAGTACAGAGTGCAACTGGTGGTGCAGCAATTGAGAGTATTGATAAGATTAAGTATAATGCTCCTAAATTCTATGGATCACAGAATAGAGCAGTAACTACTAATGATTATAAAGCCATAGTTAGAAATCTATATCCAGCAATTAGCGACATCATTGTATTTGGTGGTGAGGAGCAAGAACCACCTGCATATGGTAAAGTATTCCTTTCCGTGAAACCCACTGAGGCCGTTGCGTTGTCAGCGTTCACAAAAAATGAATTACAGAAAGAACTCAAACAGTATACTGTTGCTTCTGTAAAACCAGAGTTTATTGATCTTTCTATTCTTCATATTGAGATGGATAGTACTATTCATTATGATGGGAAGAAGACTAAATTACTTCCTGCCGAGATAGCAACAAAAGCAACCAAGGGTATTCAAGAATATCTCTTATCATCAAATACAGAGAAATTTAATGGTAAGTTTAGATATAGTAAATTCATTGCTGTCATTGATGGTTCAGATCGTTCTATCAATTCAAATGATACTAACATTACTATGAGGAAGGATTTTATAGCTCAGATTAACTCAACTTCATATTACGAAGTGTGTTTCCAAAATCCATTCCTTAAAGATTGTGATAATCCTGTAGTTTGGTCTACTGGTATGACTGTCTTTGAATATCCTAGTTACACCACGTACTTAGAAGATAGAAGTGGCAAAATAGTGCTATATAGGATAGATTCCTTAACAGGTGAAAAAATCCTACTCAATGATTCAGTAGGAACAGTTGATTATGATAAAGGAGAAGTTCAATTATATGACTTTACTATTTTAAAAGGTACATATTCTGATAATCGTATTGAATTGCGAGTCAAACCTGCCAATAAAGATATTGAAGTAAAACGTGAGGCATATCTAGACGTAGATGTGTCAAAGAGTAAATTTATTGCGTATAACGAGTGATAAAGACTGCGAATAAGATCTCATATTTAATTGAGGCTCAACTACCCAATTTCATAAACGAAGAGTATGAACTTTTTACTAAGTTCATAGAAAAGTATTATGAACAATTGGAATTACAGGGACAACCTCTGGATATTATTCATAATATTCAGTCATATCGTGATATTGATTTTTATGAGAAGAATATTCTTAAACAGTCTACCAGGTTGATTGGTGCTATTGATGTTAATGCTAATATAATTGTTGTTGATGATGCAAGATCATTTCCGAAGAATGGTGGATATATTAAGATAGATGATGAGATATGTTTTTATGCTAGTAGAACAGAAACAGAGTTTATAGAAGTTAGTCGTGGTGTAAGTGGTAATACGACTTTGGGTGATTTGTATGAATCAAGTACTTTTGTAACAACACAATCATCTGTTCATGTTGATGGATCTACTGTACAGAATATTAGTAATCTCTTTTTATATTCTCTTGTAAAAAGCTTTGAGAAGCAGTATCTTAATGATTTTCCAGAAGCATACTTAAAAGGGGAAGTTGATAAGAGAACACTTATTAAGAATATAACTTCTTTCTATCAAGCAAAAGGAACTGATAATTCAATTAAGTTTCTATTCAAATGTTTAGTTGAAGATGATCCAAATCCAGAGATTTCTTATCCAAGAGATCATACTCTTAAGGCATCCGATTCTAATTGGATTAATAACTATGCATTAAAGGTAAAGGTTCTATCAGGAACAGTAGAGAATTTAATTGGTAAGAAGATTGAACAATTGGGCAATGTTTATGCATCTGCTGTTGTTGATAATGTTACTTACATAGGAAGTTATGATGGTGAGGATCTTTATGAACTTATACTATCTGAAGCATCGGTAAATGGAGAATTTTCTGTTGCCTCACGAACGAAATTATCAAAGACATTAGACAACACTAGTACTAGAGTTAATGTCTTCTCAACTATGGGATGGGGTAAGACTGGAGAATTTAATGTTGGTGGTGAGACAATAACTTATGATGAGAAGAATGTAAATCAGTTTGTAATAAAAGATAGAACAGGTAGTGGTACATATCAGGAAGGAACACAAGTAACATATGGTGCTAATGTATCTGGTTCTGGTGTAAACGTATTAGTTTATGGTGTCTTATATAATGCTATAGGTGATATTGAAGTACCATATTCAAATCCAGGAGATAAAGTTCAAATATCACAGTCGGGATTTATTACTGATGATGTAAGAATTTTTGATGCACAAAATAACCTTAGATGGATCACTTCAGGTGCAGCTTCTCAAACTACTGCTGTATCTGATTTGAATACCAATGTTGCAGCAATCTATGAAGATGGAGAAGGATATTACATAGCCTCTTCAGGATTCCCATCACATGTAACAGGAACCATAGATGGTGCAAAGGATCAGAAGCATTTAAAGATTATAAGAAAGACACCTATATCTACGACTGAGGTGTATGAGACTAAGTATAGAGATATTGGTATTGCAATCAATGGAATACCTTTTCTAAGTCACAAGGATGAAGATATAGTACTTGGTGGTCCTATTCAGAAGATCGCTATTACTAATAGAGGTGTTGGGTATCAGAATGATCCATATGTTTTAATTAATAATATTCCAAACCTTGCTAGAACAAAACGTGCTGGACAAGTTGTTGAATCTGTAATAATTGATGTTCCTGGTAACTATGGTGAAACTCCAACTGTAGATATTATATCTGGTAGAAATGCCCTTGCTACTGCTGTTGTAACTAATGGTGTCATTAGTAGTATTACTATTGATAATGAAGGTGAATACTATTCTACTCCACCACAAGTTAGGATCACAGATAAAGTAGGTAAAGGGAGATTCGCAGAATTCGTAGCTGAAATATCAATTACTGGTCAGATTACGGGGTATACTCAGATTAATGGTGGAACACTCTATACTCAGGAAAATGTCATAGTTGATATTATACCTGTTGGTAAAAATGCATCTGCTACTGCTTCTATTAAGGTATGGAGAAAGGATAGATTTAAAAATCAAACACTTGATGCTGATAATGGAATTGCGTTTAAGAACTTTGAAGCTTCTGGAGGATATGGTTATTCTTATTGTGCTTCTCCCACTACATTAAGAGTAAATGACACAGGAGTATCCCATTCACCTATCCTAGGGTTTGCATATGATGGTAACCCCATATATGGTGCTTATGGATATCAGAATCCTTTAAATCCATCAAGCTCTATTGTTAGGATGTCTTCTTCATATTCTATTAATATGACTAGGGTATCTGGACCTTCTTCTGTGACTTACCCTATTGGGACATTTATTAATGATTATACTTATAATGATGGATCTGGATCATTAGATCAGAATAATGGTAGATTCTGTATCACACCAGAGTTTCCTGAAGGAGTATATGCATACTTTATTACTGTTAGTGATGTTAATCAACCAGTATTCCCATATATCCTTGGAGAAAATTATTATTCATTGCCATTAGATTCCAATTACAATTCTTCAATATCTCAAGATGATCTTCCAATAAGAGCAAAGAGACTTAGAACTAGTGATATTGATAGTAATGGAGATAAAGTAATTGCTCAGATTGAAGATGTAAGAAGAGGTAATGTTTCTTCTGCTTCAATCATTGATAGTGATTCTGATTTTGTTGTTGGTTCAAAATTAGAAATTGATAATTTAGGTACTAGTGGATACGGTGCTGAAGCAGAGGTATCATCTGTTACAGGTAGGCAAGTAACATCAATTGAATCTCAAGAATCTAAAGTATTATATTTTGAACTTAGTAATACTGCGTATCTTTTTGATGGTGATACTATTACACAGTCTCTGACTGGTGCTCAAGGAGAAATAGTAGGAGATGTATTCTCATCCAATAAGTTTGCTTTGAGGCAAGTTACAGGAACTTTTAATAGTACAGAAGTACTATCATCTAGTACTAGTGTACTATCTTTAATAGTAGATCAAAATTCATCTTATACTAAAGGTGCTATTATATCATTAAGTGATGGTGTTAATCTTCCTGTTGCTAAAGGAGAAGTCTTAGAGACAACTTCCTCACAAAATAGTGTAAAGGTTAAAGTAACACAAGCAGGATTTATTGTTTCTGATACTTTATTCATTTCCAGTTCAGATCTTATCAATACTGCTGGATCTAAAATTGTTTCTGTAAATTCATTAAGTGATAACTTAATTATTTTTGATAAAAAGGATAATGTAGCGTTATTAACAACATCTGATGAACATGGTGTTGGTGTTGGTGATAAAATTACAGTTGATATAAATCCAGATGATACAACAACAGCAACTCAATATGTAAGAAGTCGTATTTATCAAGAAGCAGTCCTTGAGATCCCTGTCATAGCAAGGGTTCTCAATGATAGTGGAATTGGTAGAATAAATGTATTGAATGGTGGTGAAGGTTATGTTGAAGGCACATATGATAATGTTGCTCTGTCTGGTGGAAGTGGAACAGGTGCTAAAGCTAAAATAAAGGTCTCTTCTGCTGGTAGTGTTATAAGAGATAATCCATTACAAAGTATTATTGGTGTAGAGATAACAGATAAAGGAACTGGATATAATAAATTTGATATTCTTACTGTTGGAAGAACTGATCTTGGTGGATCTGCTTCGTCAACAGAACAAGATTTAAAAATAAGTGTTGATCATGTTGGTTTCTCTATCCAAAATCTTAACTTGAAATTAGATAGTATCTTAGATATTAAGATAAATGACTATCTGAATATTGGATCTGAAATTATTAAAGTAATTGGTATCAACGGATCTGAATTGGTTGTTTCCAGAGCACAGAAAGAAACAACTGCTAAAGATCATTTTGATGCATCTCCTGTTACAGTTTATGATGCTGGATATACAATATCTTCTGGATATAAGATCAATGAAACAAGTGTTGTGTCAGAGGATGCTAACAATCCAATAGTTCTTTCTTATGATAGTGATACCCAGAAGGTAGTATTTGTTTATGAGTATGGACAGACAATAGCAAATATTGATAGAATAGAATTATCAACAATATTCTTTGATCAGAGTACTCCTAGTAATAGACTTGTTAACCTTACTAAGGTTTCTGATCCTAAGATATGTTTTGAGTTTTCAGATACTGAGAATGGGACTTTTGTAAGGAACCCAATTATTGATGTTAAGAAATATTACAAATATAATTTTGATATATCTCATTCATCTATGAGTGGATATCGTTTTGATATTTCTCCTAGTGTTAATTTGAATATTGTTACTCCTGAGAAATCAGTATCTTCCAACATAGTTGATTTGAGGTTGGGATTTGGTCCGAGAATTTCATCTAACACATATACAGATAAATTAGATGTTTTTTACAAGAAATACTATTACTTTGATAAAAATGGTATTGTTGATGCTGAAGGATCATATTTTAAAGTAATTGATGATTCTTTACAGGGACAAAAGATACCATTGTATGTTACTTCCAAGAGGATTGTATATTCTACTGATACTAAGGCAACGAATGATGGTAGTGGAACTATTTCTTATACATCCAAATCATTATTTTCTATTGGTAAAATAAACACAATAAGAATAAGTAATATTGGTAATGATTATAAAAAGATTCCTGTTGTAACAGGTGTTTATGATAAAGATGGTAATCTTGATAAGACAGTAAAATGTTATTTGAATAGTACTACTATTGGTATTCCTCGTAATGTGAAGATCATTAATAATGGTGGAGCATATCATAATGATATGACACTAAGTTCTGATGTTACTTCAAATTATATTATTACGTTAAAAGATTTTGTTGATGATGCTTTTGGTGTAGGGGAGACTATTGTACAGAAAATTGGTTCTGTAGAAGTTGCTAGGGCAAAAGTAACCTCATGGAGAAAGGGATCTAATATTATTAATGTTGATAATATTCAAGGTGCTTTCAGAAAGAATAGAGAGATTGTAGGACTTTCTGGATCAAAGACTGCAAATATCAAAGATATTAACTTTACTAAATTTACATCAGATATTAAAACATATTATGATAACTTAGGATTTTATCAATCTGATTTTGGTAAGATAAGTGATTCCAATCAAAAGATTGTTGATTCTTATTATTATCAAGACTATTCTTACTTGGTTAAATCAAAGACTCCAATTAATATTTGGAGGTCATTGATTAAAGAGACTACTCATCCAGCTGGATTCCAATTATTTGGTGAAGTATTAATTGAGTCATCTGGTCAAGTTAAAATGCCAGGTAATACTAGTACTAGTAGAATTAGTGTTTTGCAAGTATGGGATCCTGAAAAGAATAAGATTACTATAGAGAGCACAAAGAGACAGATTCATCAGAATATCATTTTGATGAAGAATTTAAATGTTGAAAGGGGTGTTGGATCAGTATCTGTAGACACTGCTTCAACTTCTGAGATTAGTGCAGGTGATGTCTTCTTAACTCCTGAGTTTGATGGTGGGTTTACAGATAATGGAAATCTTGAAGGAAGAACAGTATTCACTTTAATTGATAAAAATAATAACGTAGTTAAACCTTTTAATGAACAAGCTTTAATAATAACTCTTGATGGAATTTTACAGGAACCAGGAACTGCTTATAAAATATCTGGGGATAAAATTACTTTTACTGAACCACCATTGGGACCATCTACTAAAGGAGGTCAGAGTGTTCCTGGTGTATTATTTTATGGTAAGAAGTTCCAATTTAAAACAGATGCTTTAAATACAAGATATCTCAAAAAGATTAGAAATATCTTCCAGAGAAATGGAAGGTGGATTGATGCTTCTAATCAACTTGACTTTAATAAGAACTTTATTCAATCTGAAACACTTGGTTATATTAAAGATAAATATCCAGTTTTATCTTGGGGATCTCTTCAATCTAAGTGTCGTAGAGATATTGGATTGATAGTAGATGCTTTATCACATGACTTAAGATTTGGTGGAAATGAAAGAACTGTATTAGCTGCTGAATCATATTTTACTAGTGGTGTACTTACATCAGTTGCTGGTCAGGGTGTACTTGTTGATCCTAATAATCCAACAGGAGATAAGGTATCAGAATTGGAAGCAGCAGTAGAAGCTTTCAGTTATGCTATTCGTTTATGTAAGTTAGCAATGAGGAACTGGGATTTCCTTGAAAAGGGAGTTTCTTGGACTCCTGGTACTAATGAAGTTACTATAGGTGATACTAGTAATATTGCTTTAGGAATGAAGGTAAGTGCAGGGAGAGCTTTCCCTGAAGGGACTAAAGTTACTGAGATTATTGATGAAAGAAGGATAAGAGTTAGTGAGAATGCAAAACCTTTAGCAAATACATCTGTTAATACTATTCTTGCAAATACTACTACTGATGATGACGTAGATACTGTAAGTTCAATTATTCAAATTGCTCCTGACATTTATTTACAAATA